GGGCGGAACTATCGAGACTAAGTTTGGTCCCGAAAAAGATGCTTTAGGTCATCTAGAAAAACACGTTATTCAACATAGAGGAATTAATCAAATCCAAAATGCAGTTGACTTATTAAAGAAAGACCCAGATTCTAGACGTATTATGGTGAATGCTTGGAATGTTGGAGAATTGGATGATATGGCGCTAATGCCTTGTCACTACGGGTTCCAACTTTATACTAGAGAATTGAGTTTGGAAGAACGTAACAATCTACTTACTGATATGTTGAGTGATGGTGTACCTATTTCAGTTGATAAATTAATACAAGAATTTTATAATAACCCATCGGAGGGGTTGGTAGTTGAAGCTTGTGATAAACTGAACATTCCAACTAGAGAAATATCTTTAAAATGGACGCAGAGAAGTGCTGATTATTTGTTAGGGGTTCCGTACAACATTGCTAGTTATGCCTTTCTGCTAGAAATGTTTGCTCAAGAATGTAATATGATAGCTGGAGAATTGATTGGTTCTTTTGGAGATGTACACTTGTACAATAATCATATTAAATATGCTGAGGAGCAATTAGAACGTGACTACTATAAGTATAAATTACCTAAACTTAAACTTAATAAAGCTAAGGATATGTTTAGTTATACTATCGATAATTTTGTAATAGAAGATTATGAAGCTTACCCTAATTGGACTGGTGAGAAAAAACCACCAATTGCAGTATAATATAACAAAAGAAAAGGTCATTCATTACGGATGACCTTTTTTTATTTAACAAACTATTTATATAATAAAAATGTTATGGGTAAACAGATAAGAAGTAATGTAATACATGCGATTGGTAGTGCCGATTTCACTACGTACATTTATAATAAAGTATATGCTAGTGCTGCAACCACAATTGTTATCAATGGTAATAGTGTAGATATGGTAGCTGGAACATCTATTGATGATTTAGTAATCACTAGTGCAAGTGGGAGTAACGCATATTTAATCGGTTACCCTAAAATGATAACAACTGCTGCGTTTATTTAATTAAAAATATATTATGAGTAATTTAGATAGAATGAAACAATTAATGGGTGTTAAATCTGATACAATATCCAAAAGTGCTGGAAGTGCTTTAAAAATTATGGAAGGTGCTGACGGTAAAGAGTATGGTATCTTTAAAGAAGGTAAAGAATATTTCTTAAAATCAACCGAAAAGGGTTCTGATAGTTTTGATTACGTTGATGGTTTGAGACATAAAAGAAATTATGTATACGAATCATTTGCTAAAGCTAATAAACAATTAGTTAGTAAAATGCATGCTTTAACTGAATCATTGGGTAAAAAGGATGGTATCATTTCTGAATCTAAATTGAAGTTAGATATGGTTAAACCATTAATGACTGAATCCTCAGAACCATGTCAATGTGGGGGTAACTGTCAGTGTGGTAAAGATAAAAAAGACGAAACTATTTTCGAATCAACTGAAATAGTTGAAGAAATGATGTATGAAGCTTTAGAATCTGCAACATCTAAAGACGTACTTAAAATGGTGCAAGAGGTTAGTGAAGAATTGGGTACTGACTGTAATGAATATAAAACACTTAAAGAATTTGCGTTATCTAATTGTGATTTAAAGAACCTTGATGAAGCGTTAACCGAATCAAAATTACATCAATTAAATAAAACTCTTAGTGAGTTGAAGATGGTTGAATATACGTCTGAGGGTGTTTTTGAAATGGCTGAGAAATTAGCTGAAGAAAAGTACAAACTTAAAGTTGATATGCCAGAAGATGAAAAAGAAGATGAGGTAGATTTTTCTATGGATTCTGAAGAAGAGATGGGTGATGATGAATTTGGTGGAGAAGCTGAAGCGTCGGATGACAAACCATTTGATGATGAACCATTTGATGCTGGTGTAGAGGCTAGTGAAGAAGAAGACCCAAAGAAGTTTATACAGCAATTGGCTGGTAAATTAGGTCAATCATTGAGAGAATATACTGGAAGTTTAGAAGAGCCAGATTTTGATTTAGAAAAATTCGCAATTAATTCAGTTATTTCAGCAACTAATACTGCTGAGATGTCAGAAGAAGACCAAGAAGATATTATCGCTAAGGTTAAGGAAGCTGGAGAAGGTGACGTTAACGGTGAAATGGATTCTGAAGAAGAAGTTGATGGTGACGTAGAATCTGGTGAAGAAACTGTTGACTCTGAGGAAGAAGTTTCAGATATTAAAGATGAGGAAACTGAAGAAGAAATCGAAGAAGGTTTAGAAAATCCAGAAAAGGCTGACTTAAATAAAGATGGTAAATTATCTGATTACGAAAAAACAAGAGGTAAGGCTATCGAAGACGCTATGGATGAAGAATACGAAATCGATGAGTCTATAATTGAGGCTATCGCTATGGAGGCTTTAAAGGAAATGGATGAGGTTTACGAGGAAGAAACTGAAGAAAAACTTTTAGATGAAGATGACCATCCAATGAAGAAAGCTTTTAAAATTGAAAAATAATTAATGACTGATTTGAAATTAATTTATATAATTGGTTTAGGAGAAAACTGGGAGGGAGAAAGAACCTACCAGTTTCTTTTTACTAAGGGAGACCAACTTAGTGTCATTGAAGATTTAAGTGATGGTTGGGGATGGTCTAATTATCCAGCAACTGGTACTCCAGAAAAACCAGAAACCGAATATGTTTATGGTGTTGGAACAATAAATACCGATAAACCTTTTGAATTAATTCAAGATAGCGATACTTTTTCAGTTTGGGATGCTATGGATGGGGTAACTTCGTTAGCGTGGGAAGATTTAACCGAATATGATGAGTATCCAGAATTTAGATTATTTTTTAGATACGGAGAAACCGTAGAAGAGATTAAAAAGAAATTATTACGTGTTGATATTAACCTAGAATACAATGAAGTCAAAAAAGAATTTTAAAGAGGGAAAATACGTAGTTGATGTTGATGACTACGATAAAGTAAAAGATAAGATTGGTGACGATGATGTTGTTAAAATTATCGATGAAGTATTTGATGGTAATGAAGTTGTAGAATACGTTGGTGAGATTGGTGGTGAGGAACCATTTAGATACGGTGAATATATCTACAAATATGTTTGGGGTAAATATCCAGACGGTAAAGTAGATGTTGCTGTTTACGTTAAAGAGCATGATATGACTTACACTGTTGAGTGGTTCAGAGAAAACGTAATTAATCCAATAATAAAAAAACAAAATACTCATAGCAAAACAGATGTGGTTGAAATGGTTAAATCTAAAAAGGCTAGTGAGTTTATAAAAGAAAGCATTAACCCAGAATTAATTAAAAGATACGATGCTGGAGAATACTCGTTAAAAAATAACCCGTCATTACCATCGACACCTAACTATGTTAGTGACATTTTAAAGGATGGTTTTGATACCGCAGCAAAAAAATTAAAAGCTAGACATGGTTTAGATAAATTAGACTACCCTAAATTAGTTTCGGAAATTGACTCTTGTGTGACTGAGATTAAAAAGAGCGAACAAAAAAATGGTGAATTACTTTTAGATATAGCTAAAAATTGTATCATGAAAGAATTTGGTATGGATGGTTCTGAGTTAGATTTAGTTATGGAGTTATGTGAAGAGGTTGATGAATCGAATGACCCTAATGATGCTAAACCTTCTGACTTTAAATATGAAACTTATGAGCAGATTGATGAGTTAGATACTGAGGTTCATAAAAGAAGAATGATAAATGCACTTAATCAAGGTGGCGCTAAGTCTTTAATGTCATTAGTAACTAAGTGTTATGATGAAATTATGGATATCGACCCTAAACTTTGTAAGTTATATTCTGATGTTATGGCTATGGCTGATTATCAGTACTATAAGTCAGACAATATGGAAGAAGGAACTAAAGGTGGGTCATTATCAATCGATATTAGCGAGTCTAAGCCAAAAATTATTGCTAAGGGTACTATCTTACCGTTTTTAATGAATGAAGCTGTTAAAGGTATATTAGAAGTTTTAACACATGGCTCTATTCCGATGGATGAAGCTATTAGAGAATATGTTATTAGTAGAGGTGATTATGGATTAGCTGAAGCTGATGATATCAGAATCGGAGAATCTCTTTATAATAATCTAACTGGTTTAATTTCAGATGATGACCAAAAATATAAACATTTAGTACTTAAAAAATTAAGTATGTTGCCAGCTAATGAGTTCCATGATATGATGAGAAACATATTAACCAAAACTTCTAAAGCTGACGATTTTGTTGAGGGTTGTGTTACCGAAATTAAAACACTAATAGGTGAATTCGAAGAAGGTATTGGTAAACAAAAAGACTTATACTGTGATGAGGATGAGTTAGATAACTTAGAATTCTAAAAATAAGCAAAGCCCCATTTACGGGGCTTTTTTAGTTTAAAAAACTATTTATACTATATAAAATAGTTTTACATGACTCAAAAAGAAATATTAACGGAATATACCAAAGGTTTAACCGACCCCGTATATATTATTGAGAATTACCTAAAAGCATACGATAAGACGCAAAATGGTTATGTACCATTTAAATTGTTTCCAAGACAAGTACACATTATTGATGCTTACATGAATCACGATAAGAATATTGTTACAAAACCTAGACAGGCTGGGGTATCTACAACAACTGCAGCGTTCTTATCTTGGAGAGTTGGGTTTGCGTCTAGAAAAAACCCAGAAAAAATTCTAATCTTAGCCAATAAACAAGCGATGGCTTTCGAATTCTTGGATAAGGTTAGAGAATTCGTGCAACAATTACCTAGGTGGTTGTGGGGTCCAGATTACTATGGTAGTGAAGAAAACGAAAAGCGTGACATATTTGTAAAGAACTCACAAAAGGAGTTTGAGTTACCCAATAAATGCAGGGTTAAAGCAGTGGCAACATCTAAGGACGCATTGAGGGGTTACACACCTACATTCTTAGTGTTTGATGAAGCAGCCTTTATCGACAATGGTGCTGAAGTATTTGGTGCGGCGATGTCATCTATTTCGACTGGGGGTGCGGTATCGTTAATTTCTACACCTAACGGTAACGACGAATTATATTATAATACTTATGACCAAGCAATGAAGAAGGAGAATAATTTCAACATTGTTGAGATGAGGTGGTATGAAGATTTACGTTACAATAAAGATTTAGAGTGGGTTAAAGATGATGAAAGAATAAAAGAGGTAGAATATACTTTAGAAGGTTATAAACAAAAAGTTAAAGAAGGTTATAAACCAACTTCGTCTTGGTATAGAGATATGTGTAAATCGTTAAACAACGATGCTCGTATGATTGCACAAGAATTAGATGTATCCTTTGTAGGTTCTGGTTCAAACGTAATTCATGATGATTACATTAAATTTCATCAAGAATTTAATGTTAAAGAACCTAAATTTATTGACGGTAATGAAAAAGAATTCTGGATTTGGGAAGAACCTAAAGATGGTCATAAATATATTCTTTCTTGTGACGTAGCTCGTGGTGATGGTACCGATTATTCGGTGTTTACTATTATCGATTTTACAGATATGGAGCAAGTTATGGAGTATAGAGGTAAAGTGCCACCAGACGTTTTAGCAATGCACGTAAAGAAATACGCTGATTTATATGATGCCTATGTGGTTGTTGATAACATTGGTGTTGGCGTATCTACAGTATTAAAGTTGATGGAATTGGGGTGTAAAAATATGCACTACGATGTTCCAAGTGCTGGAGCAATTAGAGTTGATAGTAGATTAAATAACTTTACTAAAGATGGTAAAACACCTGGGTTCAATGTATCAAAAGTAAGATTACCTATGATTCAAGAACTAGAATTCTCTATTCGTGAAAACGTTGTAGCAATTAGGTCTACTAGGATTATTGCTGAAATGAGAACGTTCATATATAAAAACGGTAGACCAGACCATGTTAAAGGTAAAAATGACGACTGCTTAATCACTTTGGCTATGGCTGTTTGGGTCATACAAAGACATTTTAAACAGTTGGAATCTAATGTTAACCAGTCTAAAGCTATGTTAGACTCTTGGGCTTTAAATACTGGTGGTGCGACAAGTAGTTTAACCCCAGAAAATTTAAGTTATAATGGTAAAGATTTTGGCACTAGCACTGATGGTTATGTTAGTCGTGGAGGTAATAATATTTCTGACGATGATAACTTATGGGTGTTAGGTGGTATGTTTTAACTATTTATAAAATATGAATGATAAAAAATTTGTGCAAAAACCAGGAGGACCTAGATTATATATCTGGTCACCAAAGGGGTATGACCCAACTATCGGAAAAAATATTGGTAAAGGTGGTGATTTAGCTAATTTTTGTACAGCTTTGGCTGGTGCTAATGGTGAAGATTATATCGTAAAGTATGTTTATGATAAGGAATTTGTTAATAACAAAGAAATTAGACTAGCATATGTTGAATGTGGTTACGTCGAATGATTTAAAATCATATTGATATTTATTATATTATAAAGAAACGAATTATACAATGGCGAATAGAAATACAATATGGGATAGTTTAACTAGCGTTTTCGACAAAGGCGTTTCAGTACCTAAAGATACTACCTCATCTAGTAATGTCTATAATTTAGACGGTGGCGCATATCAAGCTAAAGACCGTGAAGATTACGATGTAACTAAAAGAGAATTACAACAGCAAAAATACCTACAGAGTACTTGGGCTAAAGTAGATGGTGAATTATATCAAAAAACAATTCATTATGAAACAAGTAGAATAGGTTCATATTCTGATTTTGAAAATATGGAATTTTTTCCAGAGATTGGTGCAGCATTAGATATTTTTATGGAAGAATCTGTTACCACTAACGGTGATGGAAACCTATTGAATATCTACTCTAATAGTGATAGGGTTAAAAAAATACTTACAGATTTATTTGTTAATAGATTAAATATTCACACTAACCTGCCTATGTGGACTAGAAATGTAGCTAAATATGGTGATAATTTCATTTATTTGAATCTACAAGCAGATAGTGGGGTGGTTGGCGCTAGGCAATTACCTAACTATGAGATAGAAAGGCATGAAGGTGATGCTTATAATATTGTTAGTAGGTACAATGGTTTGTCTGAAGAAGATAAAGAGAATGCTGGAAAAATTAGATATATATGGAAAGGTAGAGATACCGAATTTACCGCATGGCAAATTACTCACTTTAGATTATTAGGTGACGATAGAAAATTACCATACGGTACTTCTTTATTGGAAAAGGCTAGAAGAATTTATAAACAATTATTAGTATCAGAAGATGCTATGTTAGTTTATAGAGTTACTAGAGCACCAGAAAGAAGAGTCTATAAAATTAATGTTGGTAACATTGACACTAAAGATGTTAATGCGTTTGTAAATAATATTGCTAACAAATTTAAACGTAAACCTTTAATTGACCCACAAACAGGTCAAATAGATGTTAAATATAATCAGATGTCTCAAGACCAAGATATTTTCATTCCAGTTAGGAGTGAAAATGCGTCTACGCCTATAGACACGCTACAAGGTGCGTCTAATTTAGATGCGATAGCAGATATAGAATACTTACAAAATAAATTATTCGCCGCATTACGTGTTCCAAAACCTTTTTTAGGGTTTGAAGACGCTGCAGGTGAGGGTAAGAACTTAGCTTTGCAAGATATTAGATTTGCTAGAACAATAAATAGGTTACAACAATCTATGATTCAAGGATTAAATTCAATTGCTATCATTCACTTATATATGTTAGGTTTTGAGGATGAGTTAGATAATTTCACAATTACTTTAAATAACCCATCTACTCAAGCTGAGATGCTGAGGCTTGAGCAATTACAAAGTAAGATTTCAGCATATAGGGATGCGGTAGGTGACGCTGGTAACGGATTTGCTACTATGTCTATGAGTAGGGCTAGAAAAGAAATCTTAGGAATGAGTGAGGATGAGATTAAACATGATTTACTTGAGCAAAGATTTGAAAAAGCTGCGGCTTCTGAATTAGAGAAGACGAGCGAAATAATTAAACGTACTGGTGCATTTGATACGGTGGATAATCTTTACGGTGACCCAGATGCTGAGTACTCTGACGAAAACGCTGAAGGTGGTGGCGGTGGAGGTGCTGCTGGCGGAGGTGATGACTTCGGAGGTGGCGGTGACTTAGGTGACTTCGGTGCTGAGGAGATAGGTGATGAAGACTTTGGAGATGAAGAAGGTGGCGAAGATTTCGGTGATGAAGACTTCGGTGGTGAAGACTTTGGTGCTGAGGAGATTACTGATGAGGAAGGAGATTTCGATATTCCAGAACCAGAAGCTACTGAGGAATCTAAAAAGTCTAATAACGAAAATCTAATTACTGAAATTATAGACATTAAAAAATCTAAAAAACCTAGTGTAAAACATATGAATGCGTTATTAGGTACTATTAAAAACGATAAACCTAAAGAACCAATAAAAATGTGGGATAACAAACGGGTTAAGATTAATGAAAACATAGATAGTATGATAAAAGGTCTGGACGATAAATTAAATGGATAAAATAAGATGCCTCACAATAAAGTGAGGCATTTTCTTTTTATAAATGATTTTTATCAAATGTAATCATATTTATTATATAAAGATTTTCATTATGAAAAATTTCGGAAGATTAAAAGAAACTATTACTAACATTATTGCAGAAAGACACCAAAACGGAGGAATTAAGGATGATGCGAATGTAAAAAAGTTTTTTAAATTAGTAAAAGAAAATAAAATAATTAGAACACAATATAAATGTTACTCAAATATTGAGAAACATATCACTGAGAGTGCTGCTATAGATATCATCACTTTAAATGGTAATATTGATTTGTTACGAAGTATTTCTTCTAAAGTAGATGAAGCTAATAAAAAGTTAATGTCTACATTTAACTTAACTGAGGATGATATGGTATCTGAATCTAAAATAGGAGATGCTATCACTAACTTAGTATTCTTAGAAGAAAATTTAATTAATTTAGACACATTAACAGAATCTAAAAAAACTATTTTAGAAAGTTTTAATAAGACTATTAAAGAATCTAAAAGTGATTTACCTAAAGTAGACCAAACTAAATTAATGGAGGTTGCCATGAATAAGTTCAAAGAGAAGTATGGAGAGAACTTAACGGAAAATCAAATGTTAATGGTTAAAGCTACGATTAGTGAAAAAAAACACTACAAGGTTGAGGTTCTAGAAAGATTGGTTAAAAAATCTATCATAGAAATTAATGAAGGTTTAAAAACTGATGATATTTCCGTTAAAGAAAAACTTTTAGCTGTTAAAGAAAGGTTATTAGAAATGACTTACAATGAAGATACTTATATAGAAGATTTAAATAAAGTTGTAGACTTGATAGAAGGGTTTAAAAAATAAATAAGAATGTCTTCGAAAACACCTAATTGGGAATTAATAGAACACAAGCTTGACGAATTGGCTAAGTCTCGTGAAGAGGATAAGCTGAGGGGTAAGTCTATCGAAAAAAAGATGGAGGAGTTAATAACCTTAACCACAAACTTCAATGAAATGAAGGATTGGAAAAAAGAGGTTCAAGATGCTGTGTCTCCAAGTGAACTAAAAGACATTAAAGAGTGGAAAAAGCGTGTTGATGAGGTTGCGTCTCCTACACAGTTTAAAATGTTAATGGATGACGTTAGTCAATTAAAGGTGTTTAAAAACCAAGCGACTACTATTTGGATAGTTGTACAAGCACTTATGGGTATAGTGTTATTCATTAGTGATATTATGGGTTAAAAAAAGAATAAATTACACCTTGTTTTTTTAGAATTTATGCTTATATTATATAATATAAGCATTTTTTTTATATGGGACAAGGAAAATTAATAAATTTTTTAAATAATGACAAGTACCGAGTAAAGATGGGTACAATGGATAAAAAAAACAATAAATCATTTTATGTTAATTTATCCTCTTGGTTAGCACCTAAAAATGATAATATTACTTCTAACTATCATGATAACATTAGGGAAGTCGTAAACAATGTTTTATCAAAACACTCTATTAGTAAGTACCATATGTTCGATTTGGATTTGAGAGAGCAAGGTATGAAAAAAAATAAACGTAGTTTTATGTCTTTAGAAATGACGTTCTTAAATTATAATGGTGATTTTTCGGATAATACATTAAAAAAACAAGTAAACAAATTATGTGATAATATTAATCATGAACTTATAGAACATAATAAAGATTTTACATTCCACGCTAAAAAGAATTAATTGTAAGCTCCGTAAACGGAGCTTTTTTATTTGTAAAAGATATTTATTATTATAAATGTCTTTAATATGAGTAAGAAAATTATTAAAGCTGGTCAAACTGGTACTGGTATATTAATAGAAAATGATGGATATATTAATCCATTAGATAAACGTAATGAGAAATTCATTAACGAGGTTAAAAAAATTGAAGCTGGTGAGACTATAGTTGCTGAACCATTAACCGTAACCGTTGTATTACAAAAATACAATGTAGAAAATAGAAACGGTAGAATATACCCTAAAAATCTTTTAGAAAGAGAAGCTAAAAGATATCAAGAAATCATCGACCAAAATTTAGCACTAGGTGAACTTAATCATCCAGAAACTTCAGAATTAGATGGTGGTCGTTTATCACATATCATAAAAAGAATTTGGTGGGACAAACAAACTCTTATGGGTGAGATGGAAATAATTATGTCACCAGGATTTGTTAATCAAGGGATTATTTCATGTGTTGGTGATACCGTGGCTAACTTAATTAGGAAGGGTATTATGATTGGTGTATCGTCTAGAGGTATTGGTACACTAAAACAATTAAATGGTAAAAACATTGTACAAGATGATTTTGAATTAATCTGCTGGGATGTAGTGGTTACTCCTAGTACTCCTGGGTCTTGGATGTTTATGGATGAAAGTGACGCAGCACCCTTTGTTGAGTCCGAATTAAAAGATTCTCCATTAATCACTAATCACTTGGATAATTTTTTAGGAATAATATAATACTTTTTTAAAAGAAAATAGACTTTTAGTATTATAGCAATATATTTATTAGTTAAGAAATAATATTTTTTCAATAAAAATTTATAATGGCTGAAAAGAAAAAAACAATGATGGATGAAGTATTCGAAGACATTTCACAAATGACTGAGAGCTTTAAATCCAATGCAGAAGAAATACTTCGCACAACTATTAGCGAAGAAATTGACGGAGTTGTTAATTCAATGACAGAAGCTGAAGACGAGGAAGAAGTTGAAGCTGATGTTGAAGTTGATGTAGCTGATGAAGTTGAAGACGAAATCGAAATGGATGATGAGACTGAAGAAGAATCTGAAATCGAAGGTGAAGATGACGTTGTTGATACTTTAGATGTTGCTGATGCAATTGATTCTGCAATCGAAGGTGGTGAAGCTGATGCTGACTACGAAGAAGGAATGGATACTGATGTATCGGATATTGTAGATGTAGACCTTACACAAGCAACTGACGACGAGGTAATCAAAGTATTTAAGAAATTAACTGCTGATGATGAAATCGAAGTTGTGTCTGACAAAGAAGTAAAAATCACTGAACCTAGTACTGGTACTGAGTACAAAGTTGAAATGGGTGATGATGCAGCGGTTGAGGCTCCAGTAATGGACGTTGATACTGAAATCGATGCTGCTATGGATATTCCAGAAATGGATATGTATACTGAAGAAGAGGATTGTGAGGAAATGTATGAGATTGAATTAGATGAGTCAATCGTAGCTGAAGAAGAAATCGAAGAAGTTGTAGAATCAGAAGAAATTGCTGAGGAAATGACTACTGAAGAAGAGGATTGTGATGAAATCGAAGAGGTTTCTAGAACTATTGGTTTAGGTGATGAAACTAAAGGTGGACTTCCTAAGCTTAGAGGTGGTAAACACCCAGCTATGAAAGAATCTGCAATTTCAGAAGAAAAATATAATGAGGTTCTAGCTGAGAATGAAAAATTAAAAGCTGAAGTAACAGAGTTTAAATCAGTTCTTAAGGAATTCAGAGGAATGCTTAAAGAAGCTCAAGTTTTCAATACTAACTTAGCTTATGTTACTAAGTTGTTTACTGAGAATTCAACTTCTAAGTCTGAAAAGCAATCAATCGTAAAAAGATTTGATTCTGTTCAAACATTAGATGAGTCTAAACAACTTTTTAAAACAATTAAAGGTGAGTTGTCTGAAAAGACTATTACTGAGTCTGTAGACAAAAAATTAACTGAAGATGTTGCATCTTCAAAATCTTATCAAGTTAAAGAAAGTACTGCTTACATTAATGAGCAGCACCAAAGAATTTTAGACTTGATGAAAAAATAATAATTTTATTTAACATTTAAACAAATGAGTATTTTACAATCAGAAGGATTAGGAAGTGTACAAATGGACTTAATCCGTGAAGCAAAAAAAGAGACCCAAGAAAGATGGGCAAAATTAGGATTCCTTGATGGATTACAAGGGACTATCAAAGAGAATGTTGGTCAATTATACGAAAACCAAGCTGCGTCTTTAATTAAAGAAGCTACTGGTGCTGCTAACTCTGGTTCTTTTGAAACTGTAGTTTTCCCAATCGTAAGAAGAGTATTCTCTAAATTATTAGCTAACGATATCGTATCGGTTCAAGCTATGAACATGCCTGTAGGAAAATTATTCTACATGATTCCAAAAACTTCAGAAAGAGTAAACGCTTCTGGTGTTGGTGGTGATTTCTACGCAGATTCTCAATTCTCAGCACATACTTCAACTGCTGGTGAGCAAGGACCTGAGTGTATCAACGATTCATGTGCATCTACTCCTTACAACGCTAAAAACTTATATGACCTTTACTACAACGATGGGTTATTCGATAACTCAAAAGGTGAGGCGTCATTAAACGTATTAACTGCGACTCCTGGTAACTTAAATGGTGCTGGTAACTTCGCTGCTGGACAACCATCCGCTTCTACTGATGGTACAGTAAGAGGTGTTGTTATCTCATTATCTGGATTCTCTTCAGTAAACAAAGGAAGATTAACTGGACCAGTAGGTAACGAAATGGACACTGAAGAGTTCTTAGCATCTTTAAAGATTGTTAACAACACTGGTGCTGATATCGTTGGACCAAACGGAGAGGTTGTTGCTGCACAAGATGCTGATATGCCTTTCAGATTAGTAACTCAAAAATACGGTAAAGGTATTGTTGGTTACGACAATATTTGTAACGAAGCTGGTGAATTATTAGTTGAGGTTTTCTTAACTGCACCAACTGACGCTACTTCATTAGACGGATACATTGGAGTTTCTGGATTTACTGCAGATACTACTTCATTCGTTGCATCTTACGCTTCTTACTCTGATTTAGAATTTGAATCAGAAATGGCTGAAGTTTCTTTCGACCTTGATAGCGTAACTGTAGCTACAACTACAAGAAAAATGAGAACTAGTTGGTCACCAGAGATGGCACAGGATGTTAACGCATTCCATAACATCGATGCTGAAGCTGAGTTAACTGCATTACTTTCTGAGCAAGTTGCTTTAGAAATCGATAGAGAAATCTTAATCGACTTGAGAAAAGGTGCTGCTTGGCAAACTAAGTGGGATTACAATGGATGGAGAAGAGCTGGACAACCTTCAGTTGCTTATACGCAAAAAGATTGGAACCAAACTTTAGTTACTAAAGTTAACCAAATTTCTGCACAAATCCATAAAGCTACTTTAAGAGGTGGAGCTAACTTCATCGTAGTATCTTCTGAGATTTCAGCAATCTTTGATGACTTAGAGTACTTCCACGCTTCTGACGCTGGAGCAGAGGAAGATTCTTATAACATGGGAATCGAGAAGATTGGTTCATTAGGAGGACGTTACAAAGTATACAGAGACCCTTATGCACCAGCTGGTTCTATGATTATTGGACACAAAGGTAACTCACTTATGGATTCTGGGTACGTTTACGCACCATACATTCCATTACAGTTAACTCCAACTATCATCAACCATAACAACTTCGCTCCTGTAAAAGGAATTATCACTAGATATGCGAAGAAAATGGTAAACAACCGTTTCTACGGAAAGGTTTCAGTTGATGGAATCGTAACTTACAACACTAACGAATTACGTTAATTATAAGTTGAAATAAATAAAAAGCCCACTTCATAGTGGGCTTTTTTATTTTATAGATAACAGTTTTAGAACTAACAAAGGAACTATTTATTAAAAAAGAATAATATGGTTATTAAGTCTTATTTCGAAAAAAATAATACAATTATATACAATGAGTTAACCAATACTGGTAAAAACCCAATATCGGAATTATATTATGGTGGAACAACGGATAATCCTAAATATAGTAGATTCATTTTTAAATTTGATACTGATAAGTTAATAGAATTATATAATGATAAAACTTTTGCTAACTTAGACAATATTAAACATGTATTAAAAATCACAAACACAGGTCAATTTGATAATACATTAGATAAGCAAAGAGCGTTTTCTGTTGATGTTATATTATTTAGGATTGGACAAGAATGGGATGAAGGTGTTGGTTATGACTTTTCCACTACTGGTTATTTAATTGGTGAAGACCCATTGGTTAAAATTGCGCCGTCTAACTGGATTGACGCTAGATTAACTGAAGAATGGAATGGTGGAAATGGTGTATATAGTGGTAGTAGTTCTGGAGTAACAGTTACCACACAACATTTAGATGCTGGTAATGAAGATATTGTAATGGATATTACTGATGAAGTAAATTCAATTATTACTGGTGGCACTACCAATTACGGTTATGGTATTGCGTTTACTAGAGAGATTGAGGAACTACCAGTTGGTGACCCTTATTATATTGGGTTATTTACTAGACATACTCAAACATTCTTTGAACCGTTTGTTGAAACTACTTATTTGGAAACGATTCAAGACGATAGAGAAAATTTTTATTTAGATAAGAACAATAAGTTATATCTATATGTAAATATTGGTGGTGAACCAACTAATTTAGATGAGTTACCTACAGTTACTGTTAAAGATTCAAATGGATTAGGTTATAGTGGTTATTCATCTTCGGATGTTACACACGTAACTAAAGGAGTTTATTCAATAAATATTAATATACCAACACAAGAGGATGTTGCTGAAGATTGTATAATGTTTAACGATGTGTGGTCTAATATTAAAATTAATGGTATCACAAGACCAGACATTGAATTAGATTTTACTTTAACCGATTCGGCAAAATATTATAATATTGGTTTTGATAATGAATTACCTAAAGAATATTCGTTTTCATTAAACGGTATTAAGAATCAAGAAAGGATTGTTAGAGGCGATATAAGAAAGGTTATCGTAGAAGCTAATATTCCATATACCGTTAACCAAAAAGATGTCATAGACGGCATTAAATACCGTTTATATGTTAAAGAAGGACCTAATGAAGTTACAGTAATTGATTACAATGACGTTCATAGAAGTTATAATCATAATTATTTCCTTTTAGACACGTCAAGTTTAATACCTCAGACTTATTATATAGATGTTAAGTCGTATAGTGGTAACGTTGTTAAAACTCATAAAGATATTGTTAAATTTGATATCGTAAGTTTAGCAGAACTAAATAAATAGAAATAAATCCCAGTTAAACTCTGGGATTTTTTATTAATTTATTCTTATATTTTTAGATAAAAGTTCGTCTAGATTAGTTTTAAGTATTTCTTGTGTGTTTATGTCCTTAACTGGAGGTAATCCATTATAAGGGTGAGTATGATTGTTTACGAATTCTTTAATTAACTCTAATAGTGAAACTAATTTATCACCATATACTAATGGAGAACTATTTTCTAAAATTCTGGTTAATTGTTCGTCACTAATAAGGTTATCTCTATCAGCTAAATTAAAAGACGGTACACCATCATGACTAAGTAAGTTAATTTTGTTACTAACAATATTAGTTACACCACCAATCTTATCCGAATCTTCATTCAGTAACACATCGTTTTTAATTTGAATGTATGATATAGTTTCATCATTAAACTGTAAATTTTCATTTACAATATGTTTACCATTCCTAATTACTAATTCATTATCTTTAAATACAATGTCGTTATTATTCCTACCTTGTATAGTAATATGTTTTTTATCTGGATATACTCCCCTAGCTGAAGGGATATTAGATGGTGCGGTTTGTGGCTCAACCACTCCACTATCCATTGTACTAGTGGCGGTAAAGAAATAAGGGTCGTTTTTTAAGAATTGTGGTTGCGATATTATTGGTCCCATCCACATTCTATTTTCAAAGTCAGTATCAATATTAGTTTTAAATATCATTACCGCTTCACCAACATTAGGAGTAACACCAAAGAATTTTGGTACTAAAGGAAATGCATACGGTAAATTATCATCAGTTATTGAGTCGTCAAGACCGTCAATTCTAACTCTTAATCTACCACCATCATATTCGTCATCATTAGATGTCACTCTACCAATGTACATTAAATTAGATGGGGATTGTTTATTAAAAAATCCGTTATCTGTTAATCTATGTTTATTTATACCAGAATTCATTATCGCTTCATTCTATCCATTAATATTTTATTACCCTTATTGTAATCGTCTCTCATTTTATCTAATACATCAATTTCTCTAACGATTACTTGTTTTTGGTTTTCGTGTTCCATTTTTATAGCCATAAGGTGAGCCATAATATCGTTATTTGACATATTTTCCCAGTCTATTTCTTTCATATTATCTTACTATACCTTTTCCACTAGCTAAATTAACTGTAGTCCCTTGACTAACTACTGGGATACCTACATTACCAACCCCTACTGTTGATACTGGAATCCCTGGTGGTATAGCCACATCCACCACTGCTTCAGTTAATATAGCATTTACGATTTCTTCTATTCTAATTACCTCCATCTTTTCTGAGATATTATCAGAACCGTCAGCTAATGCACCTACTGGAGCGCCAGCCTCACTTTGTCTAGTTATAATTCTAGCAGCAATTTTTCTAGGGCTTAATCCAGGTCTTAATTGTCCGCCAGTAAATATTAATGGTGGTGGTAGTGGTGTTGCTGGACTAACATTTAATCCGAACGCACCGTTAATTATACTTATAACTTTACTAATATTCATCGTAATCCACTTATTAATCTAATTATATCTTGAGGAACACCAACTAATGAAAGTAGTTGCCCTTTAGCCAAGTTGGTTTTTTCAAGTAAATCTCCACTAATTTGTCTAGCAACTAATGTGGTTATTAATCTTAATACTAAACTAAGTAAGAAGTTAACAATAATATCCCTAACTCTATTAACTATCGCTTTAACTAATTTTTTATTTTTTCTAATAAAATCTAACCCATTCGTCCATTCTGCGGTTGGACCGTAAATAATTGCATGATTCAACCTAAATAATACCATTAATTTAGGTGAAATAACGACATTCATAATAGTTTTAGACAATGCTTTTATTAATTCCTCAATAAAACTTAGTTTAGCGGTATTTTTGTCAGATTCGGATGCACTTTCAGAACCATCATTAGCAATATTATTCAACATGTCGTTAGTTGCAGTAATAACTTGTTCCTGTGTTGTGGCGCTGTTTATTGCGTCAGTACCGTTTAATAACGTATCTAAGTTAATACTACTTTCTACATTACCACAATTAACTAATTTTCTTATACCATTCTTTCTATTTATTGAGTTCTCTTCGATTACACCAACCTCAGCTTGGTCAAATGTAAAAAATGAATCGTCAATCTCGTCAAACACAGAATTTATAAGATTATCTAATACTTGATTAATTTCTTCTTCAGACTTTAATTGTGAAGTGTTTTTTTTGTTATTAAATGATATTGAACCATATAAAACGTCAACTATTTTATTAATTAAACTACTAGTATCAAATAACTCTAAACTATCAATAAAATCATTATTTAAATCTAAAAGTTTTTTATTGTTAGCTGGGTTGCTATAATATTCACTAGCACTTAGGGTTAATCTATTATTACCGCTAGATGTAGTTTCGTTAAAAGTCATTGACAATACATCATTATCGTTAGACCCTTTCCAATTAATTTCAGACCCATTGGCTTGAACAGTTTCAAATAGAACTACATTTAAATCAGTGCTATTAACACCGTTTAAATTATCATTATATAGTAATGGTCCTGTTAATGATGTTGGGTTTATATAGAATATATCTAATAAATCAACCTTATTTAATGGTATATCTAACGCTGTACCAGTGCTGTGAGTTGGGTGTTTTAAAAAATCTGGAATATCTGGATTTACGTTACAATTTATAACACTTTTTAATTCATCCTTAAGAGCTTCTTTTATGTCAATTTCTAACTCTTCTAAATTAGTTGCTAAAAACTCACTAATCTTTCCAAATAAGTCATCAATACCAGTTAATGTTTTTAAGATATCAATAAGAAAAGATATGCTATCACCATCATTATTTATAGATGATAAACTATTTACCTTTTTAAATAATGGTAAACCACCAACTATTGTCTTTGTTGCACCAATAGTATTTAGAATATCTTGTTTGTCGCTCTTTATTGACATTATTCACCATCTTTTTTATCAGTTTGAGCTTTAACTAAATTTCTTATTTGTTCGAAATCATTAAAATCCACTTTACCAGTTTCTTGAGTTTTTATCGCTTCTTCTACAACACCATTTTTCTTAATAAAGTCATGTTGTAATTTAGCGACTTCTAATTTTAATTTTACAGCAGATTCTTTTAATTTAAGTGCTGCAGTGATTTCTTTAGCTTGTTTAGCGTAGTCATCCATAGTGTCTGGACTAGGTGCTCTTTTAATCCTATTAACTGTTTTTTGTGTTTCGTTTTCTAATTTACAAGCATCGACATACGCCTCTTGTAACAAAGCTTCTAAACTTTGTTTATCTTCTATGTGTATTTGATTTATTTTTCTTGGCATTTTATATATTCTTTATTATATAAATAGTAGTAAACTAAATATTTACATGTCCATAGAATCGTCCTTAAGTACCCCATAAATCTTTTTATACTTTACTAATGCATTTCTAATTTCTTTAGATTCTAATCTAGTATATTCTCTTACTATAGAGTAAAATGTATTTTTAGTGTATTTATTAGTACCACCAACATCCTCAAATAACGGTTCCCAATTTTCTAATATCTTAACTAATGCTCTACCAACTTTAATTTCGTTTTCAGTAATCTTCTTTTTACACTCACTGTTAACTTTTATCTCAACTTCTTTTTTAATCTCTTCACTGATTTCTCTTAAGAGTATCGAAGTTCTAGACTCTCCGTAATCTAATTCGTAACTATATTTTTCATCTTCTTCGATATTTTTGTAAATATCTTCGTAGGATATATTTCTAATTTTTAATTTATCGTCTTGTTGTAATAAGTACAATAAATAATGTTTGCAAATAGTCCCATAATAAGAATATGCTTTTTTACCTTTATCTGGTTTAAACTTACTACTTTTAGTAATTAGATAAGATAATACGTCAGCGTGTAAATCTTCGAAAGAAACATTTTTACGATATAACTTATACTTACGTATAATTGAGTCAATCATTTTATTTAAGGGAGCCATAAGTCGCTCCCTGTAAATTTTATCTCTTTCATCTTGAGTAGTGGCAACTAAAAAGTCAACAACCGCTTTTTCTTCGTTTTCGCCGAAGTAATTATTTTTTGGTTTTCTTCCTCTTTTCTTAGCCATATCTTACCCCTCATATGTAATACCTCTATCGTTATTGAAATAGTACTCCTTTTTAGCATGAGCAATCCACCAATTATTTTCAACTGGGTTGATAGTGTCTTTATAAGAATCAAAAATCGACCCGTCTCTAAAATTAAGATGTTGATAAGCAATCTTAGGAACTATTAAAATCTTTTCATTATTAAATGTATATCTTAATAAGAATTCATACATGAAAACTAACTTAATTGATGGTTTTAATCCACCCACATTTAAGTATGAGTCTTTTTTAACTACCATACCAGCAAAATTAAAATTAGGATAATCTAATAATGCTGAGTTATCTAAATAACCCATAGGTACAATTTCGTTAAATCCTTGCGACCATGTTAATTGATTGTTTAGTCCAGAGAATTTACCTTCAGCATCAACTTCGGCTACTATTGGCATAAACAAAGACACATCATCATATTCGGCAGCGTATTGCTGGAAATTATCAATCCAAATTTTGGACATTAAGTCATCCATCTCTAAAAAACAAACAAACTCAGAACTCGCTTCAGAAACACCTTTGTTTAATTGGGATGCGAAATCGGTTGACCCTTCGTTAATAATTTCTTTTGTAATATCAGCAATTTTTTCTGGTACTAAACCATTAACACTAATACCTTCTGGATGAACCAATAATACCTCATTTGGTAATACTTTTTGTTCAGCTACACTAATTAAAGATTTCCCTAATAATTCACTAGTTTCATCATTAAGTTCGTGAATTGGGATTACTACACTTACTGTTTTCATATTATTTTGCATTTTCTAACATAATTTCAATCTCTTTCTTTCTATCCTCAACTAACTGAGTGAATACTGTTGTTAAAACATCTTTTTGTTTAGCTGAAGTATATTTACCTTTTTCCGCATCCATCTTTTCCAATAAATCTGCTGGTACGTTATCTTCTAACCAAGAATGTAAGTATTTAGCCATCATATCTGGTATTTCAGACACTTTATTAACCCAAAGAATGAAATCTTTAAGTGTTTCAGCACCTTCTTCAGTAGGTTCACCAACACCCCAAGGTGGAGTTTCGGTAGGTAACTTAGCAATAACAGGTGTATTACACTCGATAGACTCTAATGGGAATGTTCCAAAAGTAGCTACATCATCAACCCAAACTGTTAAACAGCTCTTATCTACAATTTCAGCTAAATTTTCTTGCGATAACCCTCTTAAGTCTCTAAAAGATACCCAACTAAAGATTGGATGTTTTAATAAGAATGATGAAATAATCTTCTTAATATCACCTTGGTCTCTAGATAGTATAGATACTATAGGTTGTTTTAATTTAGTATCTGCTTTAAACTTATCCGAAATTACTGGTGGAACTACAGATATTTTAGCTGACGGAAATAAATCATTAATTCTAGCACTAGCTTTATCTGATGTAGTAATAACATCATTAAATCCGTAAGTTGACCAATATGTTTTGAATTTAAGTAATTCAAAAATATCTTCAATAGATTGACATAATACGATGTTTTTTGATGGGGTATTTTGTTTTCTTAATTCCTCCATTACGTTTGCGAAAACTTCTGGAACAATTACAAAATCCTCAGCTTTAATTTGTAAATCACCACCTTCGATACAAGTATGTGGTAGGTCTTTATACTCTTCACCTAACCAAGTAGCTGGGTGCGAAGCAACATAATCGGCTTTATCATGTAAAACCTTTGCGTTATAACCTAAATCATTTAGGTTTTTAACCATTTCGTAAGTGTTAGCAACACTTGCCACTGGATTACCTTTTGTATCTCTAGTGTAAAAATAGATTGAGAAATTTTTACTATCTAATTTCTCGATTAACTCTTTTGCGATTTTCTCTTTACTCATGTTTGTTAATATAAAAATATTTATGTTTTAATAATTAATCCGTATTCGTCTAATGTGTCATAAGCACATTGCACATTAACTGGTGCGTTTTCTATGATTTGGTCAATATTACCATCCATATCATCTAACGGCTCAGATAAATAAGTCATAAGTGTTTGCATCATAGCTAACACTAATTCATATCTAGGTGAATTTAATTCTAATGAAGGTCTGTATTTTCGTACTCTTTTAAAGGTTTTACCTTCCTCATCTACAGATTCTTCAAATTCATTCATATACCCATCTTTATCCGTATTGTTGGGTGTTAATAACACTTCATCTAGTTTTTCTAAATCAAATCTAATCATTAAGCGTTTACATTATTTAAAATTTCATCTCTTAATTCTTCATTATCAGTAAAGTCGATAATGTTATCTATAACAAAATCTGCTTCAGTTTCTTTATTATAAGTTGTTTTAACCTTAACTGATATTTTACCTTCTGGTCTTGATTCCAATGTTTTTGGGTGTGCTCCGATTACCATATCAACATCATCCCAAAGATTTTCATATTGAGTGTAAAACTTGATTGTCTTTATTTTAGTGGATAATTTAGATAAGAAAAATAAAGTGGATGGACAACTTAAATTAGCTTCTCTACTGATAAGCCATATTTCATGTTCTTCATCCTCCAATAAATCTAAATTAAGTGCATTTAGTTTAGTTATGGAATGTTCATGTAATTCTGGAGCTAAACCATTAATCTCCATAGCCGCTTGAGTATATAGATAGTCGTTAAAAGAGTTAACATCTTTAAACAAGAAATACTCGTGAAAGTTATGGTCGGTGATTGGATTTTCTTCTAAATCAATTCCCTTTTCTTCATTAGGTAATTCATATTTAGAATAAACTTCAGCAAATCTACCAGTAAAGTTTCTAATTACATCATTTATTTCTACACCAATAATCATAAAAAAAGTCTTATATTTAATATAATAAACATAAGACTTTTAATTTTAAATAATATTATAGTATTATTTGTATCTTTTTAAAATTTCAGTGATTATTGGGTTTCTAACTATATCAGCTTCAGTAAATTTATGAATAGCTACTTTATCTAAATTTGTTAATCTGTGAATCATATCGAACAATCCACTATCCTCAACGTTTTTATATTTATCTGATTGGTCAATATCCCCAGTAATTATAAATTTACTATATTCACCAATTCTAGTTAATAGAGTTTTCATTTCTAAAGGTGTAGCATTTTGAGATTCGTCCATAATTAATATTGCGTTATCTATCGTTTTACCTCTAATAAACGATAGTGGTTGAAACTCTATTATTTCTTTCTCCATCAATTCAATTCTCTTCTCTTTACCGACAATCTTATCAATGTTGTCTAATAAAGGTAACATATAAGGCATTAATTTTTCTTGTAACGTACCAGGTATGAAACCTAATGATTTACCAGTTTCTACCGCTGGTCTACTAATCCATATCTTTTCGTATTTAGTGGTTTTTTGTTTAACTAATTTAAGTGCTTGACCTACAGCTAAATATGTCTTACCACACCCTGCGGCACCAGAACATATAGTAATTTCATTATCTTTAATTTTTTGTATGAAATCTATTTGACTATCATTCTTAGCTTTAATACTTATATTAGATGTCATAATATTACTAATTAAGTCTTTTGGACTAAAAAAATCTTCATAACTTAAATCTTTTTTACTGACATTTCTTCTTTTACTCATGTTTTTGCTTCTTTATTTTCATAACGCTTATCCAAGTCATGGTCAATGAACGATTCAATAACATTCCTACCGTCTATAATAGGTTTCGCTAAAAACTTAACTACGTAATGTGATTTATAATCTACTATAGAGTGAAAACGGGATATTTCATAAGTATACTCCAATAAATCTGAAACACCTTTGTCCTCGTTAGTAATAAAACTTATATTCTCGATATCTAGCATATCCACCATTCTTGGTCTAGACTTAGCTTTTTCAATCTCTTTAATTAAAAACTTTGTCCTTTTGTCATAAATATCTTCGTAACGACTAATATATAACTCCAGAAGAACATTTTTTTCCTCATTTTCTCTAACTACCAGAAACTCAGTATAGTCTTCTATCCTAAATTTAGGTAAAAATTGTCCTCGACTAACACCAATACGTCTATTCGATTTAGACATCTGATTAACTTCAGTTAAAGTATATTCTTCTTTAGTTAAATCCATATCATTAAACCCTAACTCAATGCGTTCATTATTAATCCACATTTTAAGTGGAAATAATTCATTATCAGTCATATCAATATCTAGACCACTTAATTCACGAATTAAAGTAGTATTAGTAGTTTCTAAAATAGGGTAACCTTCATCATCGTAGCCAATGATTTTACTATTTTTAAGTTTAGTATGGTATAAAATTTTATACATTCTCCAACGTAACTCTTTTACTTGTTGGGTTACTTCACCTCGCATCAAATCGTCAGCTAATTTACCTTCATTAATGTTTAAAGTTAATGATATTCCATCACCAAAATCTTCGTTAGGTGTTAACACTTTTTTTTCGGTCAAATATAATGAGACCATTAATCCAGTTATAAATTTTCTTAATTTACTTAACATGTAATTTCATTTGTTTATATTTAGCAGTACATTTACCCATCCACCATTGCATTTCTGAAAAACTACTCAGTCCAGTACCATATATTTTTTTAGCCATACCACCTAATATTAAATCTATCAAAATATCTTGCATACCAACTACCGATTGGAAGTCACCAAACTTAGTTCTTTTAGGTGTTGTTATTACTTTATCACCATACCTACCCTTTATTAAGTGCAACGTATCAGTATCATCGCAAGTCAATAAAAAAGAACTGTCAATAGTATCTAACTCAGTGAAAAGTAAATTAATGTCAAAATACTGCCCCCAAGACTTATATTCCTGTGGGAAAGACCTAAAAGTCCTAACGCTGACAGTGGTATAATCTGAGGGTAATTCATTATGTAATCTTTTCACCTCATCTTGGACGTACTGTACTGGGTTTAGGTCATTTATAATGTCGATATACTTTTTTTGCATCTCAACATCTACATCCTCCTTATTATTGTCAGTCGGATTATGCGTATTCATATAGTCATGTATGAATTTACAATCGCTAATAGTGCGATTAGATGTGCTATTAAATGTATTAGTAAATAGGTCACTAAATTGACACCTAACACCACCTCCGCTATTAGGTACGTCCCATCTAAGTGTAATATCACCATATTCTGCAATAGCTGATATAATACACTTTAATCTATTAGATATTCCTCCGAATGGTATTACTATCATAGTTCAATCTTTTTATATTCTCTATGGTAACTTCTAATATTATTACCTATAAATGGGTCCCATATTGAGCCGAAGTCAATCATCCAACACTTATTGCCAATCACGTCATATAATTCATCTACTATCGCATTAGTCATCATAGATGCTGATAACCCAAAAACTACATTATCGTATTTTTCAGTCATCGCAATCATATCATTTTTAATCCTATCTTTTTCTAAGTAACAATTTACTTTAGGTATCTCAATAAAATCGATATACTTAATCGGTAAATCTCGCTTACTAGCTTCAGAAACAATTACAAAATTCATATTCCCTAATGTGTCGGTAAGTTCATTAATATCTTCTCTAATAACTAAATCTTCCCAAACTATAGCATTCACCCAATTAACGTCAATTTCGTTAGTTTTAAGGTAGTTTTGTATCAATGGTAGATTTCTTTGTATCTGACCATGAGTTGTGGGCCATACGGCTTTATAATAACCTTTATTATTTTTAAGGGCTTTTTGTAAATCACTGGACATTTCTGGGAAATATCTATGACCGTCACAATTCTGAC